CGACCCATGTTAGTCATTGCTGTTTCTAGTTTCTCCCAGTTATCCGTAAGGACACCAGGAATAAGCATCTTAACAAAGTCTTTGCTGTACCAAAAGTTATCCATTGCGTTGTAGCCCTCGGCTACTGCCTTCTCCTTGACACAGTAATCAAGAGCAGCGTTACGCAGGGACTTAGCAATCAACTTGTCACAGGACTTCTCGTCCTGCTCCAACCTCCACCTAGCAATGTTGTTAGGGTGCTCAGCAAACCATAGCCATAGTTCTTGTTCAATATCTGCACGGTCTACCATATTGTACTTGTTACGGTACTCACTGGCTATCTGTTGCACCATGTCGTAGTAGTCGTTGACTTGCTGTTCTTGTAGCCTTTGGATGCGACCAGCATCTTCCATTTGGTTGCACACTATTTACCCCACACCTTTCCATCAACAACAAACGTGCCGTCCTTGTGGATAGGTATAAGTTTAGGTGTGACCTTTTGACCATCAATGTATAGCACACCAATAGCCTGTTGCCAGTTGGCAATGCCACCCTTTAGGTAGGATGCCTTCTTCTGGTCCATCAAGTTACCAACCTCAAGTCCCCAGATGGTACGGATTGATACACCTGATACAGATTCGGTGTAGTGCAGTAGTCCTGCTCTATGTGTATGACCACATACTACGGACATGCCAGTCTTCTTAGCCAAACCAAGGGCTGTCTGCCCACCAGTTTGATTCACAGAACCTTCGTCGCCATGTAAGAGTAACCACTTAGGTGCCACTTCCCACGGTTTGCTGTGGTAGGTGATACCTAGTTCTTTAAGGCGGAGGAAGTTCTCTAACTCAAACTCAGGTGCACCAAGTAATCCTGGTGCTCGCTTCATAATCGTGTTGTATAAACGGTCTGTGTGATTGCTACGTGTCATGTGTGTAACCTGCAAGTCCTCAAGGACTTGAACAGTTAGGTCACGGTCACGACCAATGCTACGCTCGTACTCCAGAGGTGTACCCATAGACCAGCGACTGATAGTCTGCATGTCCATCTCATCACCAACGGATATCACGTCATCAGGTTTAAACGCCTTAATGAACTTGGCTACGTTAGCAACCGCACGTTTATCATGGTAGGGAACTTGCAGGTCACTTACAATTACTTTAACTTTCATTGTAGTCCTTCGCCTCAGGGAACGTGTTATCTAAAATCATAACACCAATAACCCCATAGTTGGCGATGTCCACAAACGTGTCCCTAAGGGACTCATTCTCAGGCTTAACCCCTGATTCTATAAGGTTAATTAGCCTTGACATCTTGTCGTACAAGCGTACCTGTAGCCCGTTAAGCGGTCCACCAGGAGCATTGCGGATGTTGTTTGGACCATAATCTTGTTGCTTCTTAATTAGAATGTCATAGATTTCATCATAGACATTACCAGCATCTAACTCAAAGTTAGTAGGGTAAATGTCCTGCCATGCGGTAAATGTCACGCATCCCTCACATATACAGTCGTCTTCTACCTCAAAGGAATCCTTGTTATCTCCAATGTTAAGGTCTCCCTTGGTTCGGTTAAGCCAATCTTGGAAATCTTTAAGCCCATCTCGGAAATTTTCCCAATCAGAAATGTTATCTCTTCCTGACTGAACGTAGTCATCCCACTCATCCTTCATATGGCTCATGCCGATACCTTATTCCTTAAATAGTCGTACCCCTGTGATAGGTACATTGAGTTAACATCTTCACCATCTGGCATCTGTAGTGTTACTACTGACGAGAGTTCTTTGGCGAGGTTCTTTGCGAAGTCTGACCCTGGTTGGTCACCATCCGCAAAAACATAAACCGTTTCAAAGTCTTGGAGGATGCGTGAGTAATGCTTCTTCCATGAGTTCGCACCAGGAACACCCACAGCAGGGATACCACACTTATAGTGCAAAGTAATCGCATCAATCTCACCCTCACATACCGCAATGAAATCTCCTGCTGATTGTAGTGCTGTTACGTTGTATAAACGGGTAGAAGTACCTGGTAAACCCATGTATTTGGGTTCACTGTTATCCATACTACGGAATCTAATGTCCACCACACCTGTTGGTGTGATGTACGGAATAACTAAGCGACCAACGTATGCCTCGTGACTAGGTAGAGGTTCTGCGACTACTCCGAGGTGGGCTATAGCCCCGTCTTCTAGAGATAATCCCCTCTTGCTGAGGTAACCTTCTGCTAGATGAATGTTTGCCTTGTATGTTGCTGTGGCTTTCGCCAGTGATGCCTTCTGCGATTGTGATAGCCTCACGGAATCCAACTCCTTCTTTCTCCATAATTATTTTATAGGTGTCACCCTTAACTCCGCAAGCATGACATGCGAACACGTTCTCTGTTACATTGACACTAGCAGATGCAGTTGAATCTTCGTGAACTACACATTTTATCTTCTGCCAACCCCAAGTTTCACGTATGTTCGTTGCACCGTAGTGCTCAAGCACAGGTTGTATGCTGTGCTTATCAGTCATAGTCTGAATACTTTTGATACGCTAAACTCATAATGACTTTCATGTATGTTTGTTCTTTTGCATGGTGCACCATTTTAATCTTAGCCACATCACGGTCTTGAGATTCAATCAATTCCTTAAGACCTTCAATCTTTTGCATTAAGAACGTAGTATTGTTTGAAGTTATGTAATTAATTTGTTCAGGTGTCTGAGCCAATTCAAGCAACTGCTTGCACACTTCATCTTCGGCAAGTTCTTCTTCCATTAGTATCCTGCTTCCTCCAATAGTTTAAACCACTCGGACACTGGCATAGTAGCGTACCACCTGCCAACATCTAGAGTTCCTGTCTTCTTGTGTATGACAACACCAGTCTCAGCCTTGTCATTAGCCATCTCAACCTCAAGTTCCTTGAGCCATGCAGATAACTTCATTTCCTTGTGGTTCTTGACCTCAATAACAACCGCAGGAATGCCAGCAATATCACCACGGTCATTGACACCATTGAGTGCACGTCTCTCAACGTGCTTGCGTCCCTTACTTACAAGCCAATTAACAACAGCAGTCTCGGCAGAGGTACCCTTAATCTTACTTTTGTTCATGTCTTACTCCGTCTGCAATCATTGAGAACTGTAGTTGTTCTGCTACCCACTCTAGTGCGCCACATGCTTCGTGCAAATCTTCTTGACAAAAATCATCAGCAATGTCGCGGATAGCCTTGATGATTTCATAGAAGGATACGTACTGTTCCCCGTCATAGAACACACGGGATATGTGTCTGTTTTCCACTTAGTAACTGTTTCTATCTAAGTAAAGCAGAAATCCAAGTAAGCCCACAAGCCCAAAGATTATTACCCATTCCACCATTGTTCCTCCTCTAAGTTCTTAATGAATACTACAAGTTCTTCCCATGGTATGCAATGCTCTATGTCAACAACATAAAAGTTATCATCATGTCCACGGTACTTGTCGTGCAGTTGTTTGATTGTCCACTTATCTTTAGTGGATGTTAGTAATCCAAACATAGCCTTGGTCTTAGCAGATACCATGACGTAGGCGTAGGGCTTTTGTAACTTAGCCTCATAGCCTGACACGGTATCAACTATGATGTTGCCCCAAGGGAAATCTTTTAGTTCAGTGAACTCTATGTTGCGTGACTTAACCTCAAGACACTCACCTGAATCATCAAGGATGATGTCTTTCTCGGTGGCTGTCATCTCTGGTATCTCAGCGAATGAGACCACTATATATAAATCTGGCACAGTACAACGTACACCGTTTAAACGTAATCGTTCCGCAACTATCTCGCCATACTTGTGACCCTCAGTCATAGACTTTACGTAATCAAACGTTGTATTCTCCACTTGGGATTCCTAACTCCACTATCTTTAGATGTTGCTTATGTCTAATGTCATTTGATATTGCCAGTTCTCTTTTCAATCCACCATTGGCTGCTTTTAAAAACTCTATTTTATCTAGTGCTTTTTGATACAACTCTTCTAATGTTGGTTCTTCTTCTGGTTGTTCGGTCATCGTGCATCCTCTAAGTCTGCAATGAACATATACTCTGGCAGGAACTGCAACCACACTGGGCTATTGCCCGAAGGGTCAGCCTTGCCATAACGATTCTTGAC